GCTACTTGCTAGGAACAAAATAATGGCTAAAACTTGTTCAACGCTATATTTAAGCGCACGAATAGGCGATAGAATACAAATAGGTGATAGCATCATCGAAATATCTGAAAAATCTGGCCGCCGTGTGCGGTTGGGGGTTATGTCATCACATAAGGTGACTGTATTTACTAATCCCTCGGCGCAAGAGTGCCTGAATGAAACCTCTATAGGTGGAAATCATGGCACAGACCATCATCACGACCAGCGCAGCCCAGACTAAGAAAAAGTGGGCAGGCGCGTTATTCAATTCATCCGTCCCTGAATCCTATTGGGGTTCGCATTTTATGAAAGAAGGCAGCGCAGAAAGTGCGCCTAATGCCCCAATTCATTTAATCACCGACCTTGAAAAAGACTCAGGCGACGAAGTTAACTTTGACATCTATGCACAATTGACTGGCTCACCCACTTACGGTGACGACAATCTTGAAGGCAATGAAGAATCGTTAACCCCGTACAGCGATAAAATCATCATCAATCAGGTGCGTAAAGCGACTGATAGTGGTGGTGAAATGACTCGCAAGCGTACAACCAACAATCATCGCATGATTTGCCGCAACAAACTGACTGACTGGTGGTCACGCTTCTTCGATGAAGCCGTGTTTATGAATATCAGTGGTGCGCGTGGCTCTAATGCTGACTATATTTTGCCGACTGCTTCAACAGCCGCGATTGAAGGTCAGTCATTGGTTGCTCGTAGCTCTGGCAATATCATCTACGCAGGTTCAGCAACAGCCAAGAATAATATGATCGATGCTGACAAGTTCAGCCTGACTTCTATCGACAAAGCTGTGACTAAGGCCGAAACCGAAGGTGGTGGTTCGGATGGTGTGATTCGTATTACGCCATTACGCATTGATGGCGTGGATAAATACGTTTGCTTGGTACACAACTACCAAGAGCATGATATGCGTACCAGCACAACCACGGGTCAATGGCTGGATATTCAAAAAGCTGCAACAACCAACAACGGCACTAAAAACCCTATTTTCACAGGTTCGCTTGGTGAATATCGCGGTGTTGTCTTGCATAAGCACAACAAAGTGACTCGTTTTACAGACTACGGTGTAGGTTCTAACGTGGCTGCTGCTCGTGCAATCTTCATGGGTCGTCAAGCAATGGTGGCCGCATTTGGTAGCCCTGCTAATGGCTTACGTTTTGATTGGGCAGAAGAATGGCGCGACTACAAAAACCGCTTAGGCATTGCGACTAAGTGTATTGTTGGTTTGAAACGTCCACAGTTCAACGGTAACGATGTTAATTCTATCGTTATTGATTCTGCTGCTGCAAAACCGTACTAATCGTGCGGTTTCACTCTATTCTTAGTTCGGAGAGTTAATCATGACGACTTATACGTCAGCTCAATATGCAGATACCGCGCCTACTTCTACGGAAGCTGGCGAGCAACTGTGTTTTCAAGCGTCCTATACCTTTGCGGCTGCGACCACATTGGCTATTGGCGACATTATCAAGTTAGCTAAATTGCCTGCTAACCATGTTCTAACTGACTTGCGACTGGAAACAGACGCATTAGGGACGACTTGCGCGGGTAGTGTGGGCTTCTTAAATGCTGGCGCAACAGATATGTCGCAAGCGGTTATTGCGATTGGTTCGTTGGCTACTGCTGCTATTAAGAACGAAGATACCACCGCAGGCTTGCGTGTTGCGGCGGCAACCAGTGGTTTTACGCCTATTGGTATCAAAATCACCACGGCAAACACGGTTGATGCAGCATTGGGTGCGAAAATCACCATCACAATGAAGTATCGCCCTAAGCAAAACATCGAGGTGTAACCATCATGCTGATTGAATGCTTGTTGAAACGTACTGGCGGTAGTGATGTTGTATTCGGCCAAAACGTATTAAGACAGGTGGTTTATAAATTTCGGCCTGTAGATGAGAAGGACAATTCATCCTCTCATCTATGCGAAGTTGATAATAAAGACCACATTGCATTTTTTCTGTCCCTGCGTCCTAAAGTTTACGTTGAGTATATTGAAGGCAAAGGCGCACAGTTTGAAGATGAAGATTATGAAGCCGCAGAGCCTACGGGTGATGTTGAGGATTTTTCTGATTCGATGTTGTCTACCGTCAATCCTGATACGGTTTCTAATCGCTACGTCGAAGGGTTTGCGCGTCAAGTATTGAACGTAAACCCTAAAGACAAGAAGGCCATTTCTGCCATCTATAAGCAAAACACAGGCAAAGACCTGCGCGCAACCATGTCGGCAACGGCAATGGTGCGTGAGTGTTTACGGTGTTTGGTGAATGATGCCAAAGAAGCCCTAGATATTGCCAAAGCCAACGCAAAAGCGGGTGAATAATCATGCTATGTAGTGCGATCTTAAATACTGTTAGAACGATAACGAACGACCCAAACGATGTGGTGTATTCGTTATCGCAAAAAGAACAAGCCCTTAATGAAGGTATTAGGGCGGTTTCACTGCATAGACCTGATTCTGCTGCAACTACAACTAATGTCGCATTGGTTTCAGGGACAAAGCAATCTCTTCCGAGCGACTGCGTTAGACTTATTCGTGTTATTAGAAATAAAAGCGGCTCTGGTGGGACTACTACGGGTAAATCCATTCGGTTGATGGACTTAAACAGAATTAGCGACAGGGTTGTCGATTGGCACAATGTCGTTGGTGATGATGTTTTAGAGTACGCATACGACCAGTACAATCAGAATGTGTTTTGGGTGTATCCGCACATAGGTTCAGCAACAAATAAGTTCGTTGAGGTTATCTATCAGCGTTCTATTCCTGATGTCGTATCCGCCGATACATTCCCAATTAATGATTTATATTCTGTTGCCGTTAAAGAGTGGATGCTGTATTCATTGTGGAGTAGCGACAACGAGCAAAGCCCGAATTATCAAGCAGCACTAAAAAAACAAGAGATATTTTTTAATCTACTCGGCATAAAAGGCGAGTCAGATAAAGATTCGCCAAGCGATCAAAAATCAAGAATGACGTAAGGTGATTTATGCTGTGTTCCGTTATTTTGCAGAATGTTAATTTTGCTCTTGATGACCCCAATAACACTAAGTTCTCTTTGACGCAAAAAATATTAGCAATAAATAGTGCGTTACAGGCATTGGTTAGTTATCGACCCGATGCAGCGTCATACACAACTATGATGCTGCTAGTTGCTGGAACGCGACAAACATTGCCAAGTGACGGCGTAAGATTATTAAAAGTCATTCGTAATCGTGGACAAAACGGTTTAAGTGATGCAGGTCGAGCGATTCGCAAGGCTGATATGTTGGTGCAAGATGCACTTATCCCTGATTGGCATGAAACGACAGGACAAACAGTGATTGATGAGTATTTTTACGATTCAATTACCCCTAAAGATTTTTATGTTTACCCGCCTGCGCCAGTATCTCCGATTATTGGTATTGATATTAGCTATGTGCGCGTACTGCCAACAATCACCGCAGACACAGATGCGTTTCCTGTTGATGACTACTTTGCTCCTGCTATTCAAGAGTGGATGCTTTACTTGTTGTGGGGCGGTGATGATAAGCAAAATCAATTATGCAGATGCTCGCTCTCATTTAAGTACGTTTTTTCAGTTACTACAGATAAAAGCATCATCCGATGGCGCGGTAAATCCAAAATCCAAAGGTTAAGTCATGGCTATTGTCCCC